TCACCCGCAGACGAGCACCTGACGATGAAGGCCGGCGGTAAGGTCCGGGGCGTCGGCTGTGCGGTTAAGGGTCACGGTAAAGGAAAAATGAGATGATAGTTCCGCAGATCGACCAAAACCAGAGAAAAACCCTCACCGGTGAGCAAGAAGTAGGTGATATTGAGATCGTTTTGCCTGGAGGAGAGGACGACGAAGCGGCGAACGACGTCGTGGATGAGTCCACAGACGAAGAAAAAGCAGATTTAGCACACAAAGCGTTCTTCAAAAACCTCGCAGAGGACATAGATGAGAAGGTTTTGGGTGCTATTGCTACTGAAACAGCTGAATTTTTTGATAACGACCTCCGTTCTCGTACCGAATGGGAAAAAACGTACGAAGCGGGCATTAAATTACTCGGTTTAGGTATTGAAGAACGTACCGAACCCTGGGAGGGCGCTTGTGGAGTAGTGCATCCGCTCATGGCAGAAGCGGCGATACGGTTTCAGGCGGAGTCAATCACTGAGATATTCAGCGCACAGGGGATATGCAAGTCACAAATCATCGGAAAGACCGACGAACTCAAGGATAAAGCGGCTAAACGGGTCGAAAACGACATGAACTGGCGGCTTACAACCCAGATGAAGGAGTATCGTCCGGAGCATGAACGCATGCTGTGGAGCCTGGCAATCATGGGTTCAGCGTTCAAAAAGGTCTATTATGACCCAAGTTTAGGCCGCCAAACGTCTGTTTTTGTGTCTGCAGAGGACTTAATCGCTCCATACGGGGCTACAGACATATCAACGGCACCCCGTCTGGCACACCGGATGAAGAAATCCAAGAACGACATCAAGAAGCTGCAGGTCGCGGGGTTTTATCGGGATGTTGACCTCCCCGACCCAGTGCGTAGCACAGTGAAGGGCACCAAGGATAAGATTACTGGTATCGTGGCTCTGGACGACGACCGTCTAGACCTCATAGAAATGCACGTAGACCTGGACATTGAAGGGTATGAGGATGTAGATGCGGATGGTGAGGACACAGGCATCATGCTGCCGTACATCGTGACGTTCGACTTACAGAGTAAAGAAGTTTTAAGCGTTTATAGAAATTGGGCAATCGGTGACAAAAATAAAGTACGCAATCAGCACTTCGTGCATTACATATACATTCCGGGTTTCGGCTTCTATGGGATGGGACTCGTACATCTGGTCGGCGGTTTCGTCAGTTCAGCTACTTCAATTCTGCGCCAGCTTGTTGATTCCGGGACGCTAGCCAACCTCCCAGCGGGGTTCAAGACTAAAGGGATACGCGTACAGCGTGACAGTGATCCACTACAACCGGGTGAGTTCAGAGACGTTGACGTACCTGCGGGCAACCTGCGGGATAATTTGTTACCGCTACCGTTCAAAGAGCCAAGCCAGACACTACTGACCCTGTTCAGTGAAATAGTTGAAGAAGGTCGTCGTATGGCTGCTGTGTCTGATGTTAATGCGGCGGATATGAACCAGCAAGCCCCGGTAGGAACCACTCTGGCGATACTGGAAAGAAGTCTCAAGGTGATGACGGCTATACAGGCCCGCCTGCACTCCGCACTCAAGGAAGAACTCAACCTGCTGCATGGCATCATCAAAGACCAGTTGGGCGATGAATATGATTACGACGTTGACGAGGGCCGGCAGGTCAAACAGGCAGACTATGAGATGTCTGAGATTATTCCTGTGTCAGACCCCAATGCGGCGACGATGAGCCAGCGGGTAGTACAATTTCAAGCGGTTATCCAGATGGCGCAAGCCAACCCCACCATATATGACCAGGTTGAGTTAAACCGGCAGATGCTGGTGACCCTGGGGATTAGAAACGTTGAGAAGCTAATACCAGCTAGTGCAGACCAGACTCCGAAGGACCCCATAAGCGAGAACATGGCCATCCTGAACGGGAAACCAGTTAAGGCGTTCGCGTACCAGGACCACGAGGCGCACCTCAAGACACATATCGCAGCAGAGACCGACCCGCACATAATGCAGATGGTAGGCCAGATGCCGAATGCTCAGTCCATAAGTGCCACCATGAGCGCACATAAGCTGGAACATATCGCGCTCGAGTATCGGAAGCGCATCGAAGCCCAGCTCGGAACGCCCCTACCGCAGGGTGACGAGAAAATGGACCCAGAAACCGAGAAACAGTTGAGTGTCGTTATGGCGCAAGCAGCACAACAGCTCTTGCAGCAGCACCAAACGGAAGCAGCCCAACAGGCGGCACAGCAAGCGGCGCAAGACCCAATACTCCAGGTACAGCAAGACCAGATGAAGATCGACCAGGAGAAGAACCGCATCGCCGAGAAGAAGGTGGACAACGACTTTAAGCTAGCTAGTATGAAACAGATTGCAGATGCGGGTAAAGTCGATGAACAGCACAAACACGAGGATAAGCAGGCAGCGATAAAGCTGGTGGCTGATGCCGCTAAACACGACTCGGAGCAAGCGGCGCAAGGGGTTAATCCGGAGGAGCAGGCGCAGCAGCACCAGCAGGAGTTAGCACACGCGCAACAGATACACGAGCAACAGCTGGCGCAAGGGCGGCAACAGGCAGTACAGGCATATAACGTACACCAGCAGAAGCAGGGGCACGCGCAGCAAACACACGAGCAGAAGATAAAACACGCGGAAGAGCAGCGGCTGATTAACGCCGCGATTCAGGCGGCCAAGCCGCATATGGGTGAAAAATGAGCGCTGTCGCTCTAGCCCGTCTCATGCATGAAGCCTTGGCAGGCGACCAACAGATACTCGAGCAGGGGATTCTCCAGGGAGTCCAGAGCTGGGATGAGTATCTAGCGGCTACAGGCAAACGCCGAGGCTTGATGCAGGCACAGGCTATACTTGACGACGTCGTACGACGGTTCGACGAACAGAATTAGCAGTACCGGGAACACCTACCGGCTAAAGGTGTTGTAAAGGAGAACGGTATGAGTTGGACTGATAAAGATACATCGGAACTGCGAGAGTTACTGCGTGCGGTACAGTTCGATGGTGTGGCTATGAGTGTTGAAGAGGTGGGACGCGTGCAAGCCAGAATCGACGTTTTGGAAGCAGCACCAGCAGCTGAAGTTGTAGTAGAAGCACCGAAGAAAACGAAGAAGTAATTAAACCCACGCTCTCAGGAGCGCACGTAAGGAGATACACATGTCAGAACTCGCCTTGCCAGATTATCTGGCAAAAGAGCAAGCAGAAAAAGCAATACAGGTAGAAGCGGTAGAAGCGGGTGATTTGGAGCAAAAGGTTGCAAAACAGTTGCCTACCCCGGTAGGCTACCAGATGTTGGTATCAATCCCCAAGATCGAGGAGAAGTACGATAGCGGGATTGTCAAGGCAGATGTAGTAGTCAGAAACGACGAGGTTGCCACGGTAATCGCCTTCGTTATCAAGCAAGGCCCTGACTGCTACAAAGACACCCAGAAGTTCCCTAGCGGCCCCTACTGTAAAGAAGGGGATTTTGTCTTGCTTCGTGCCTACGCAGGCAGTCGATTTAAGCTGCACGGTGTCGAACTAAGAATGATAAATGACGACAGCATCAGTGCTGTCGTCCAGGACCCCCGTGGGTACACCAGGATTTAATCGCCTCCGGGCGCATAAAGGAGAAGCAATATGGCACTGCCAGATGAAGCAGATACACTAAAAAAGGAACCTGATATCGAGGTACACATCGAGGATGAGCCAGAGGTAGAGCTGGAGATTGTCGATGATACCCCTCAGGAAGATAAAGGACGTAAACCCCTCCCCGAGGGCGATGCTGAGCCTACCGAAGAGGAGATGGAGCAGTACTCCGACGCAGTAAAGAAGCGCATTGCCAAGATGAAGCACGGCCTGCACGACGAGCGGCGAGCTAAAGAAGCGGCAAACCGTGAGCGGGATGAAGCAGTTGCTGTAGCCCAACGGGTGTTTAGTGAGAAGAAAGCCCTCGAAGCCCGGTACGTACAAGGGGAAGATGCCTTTATAAAGCAAACGCAGGAAAAGACGGGCTTGACTATGGCTGAAGCCAAGCGAGAATATAAAGCGGCGTATGAAATAGGCGACGCCGATGCAATGGCAGATGCTCAAGAGAAGATGGCGATGGTAGCTCTGGAGCGTAAAGACGCCGATACTTGGGCTCGGCAGGCCACCCAGAGGAAAGAAAGTGCTGGACAGGAACAGAATAATCCAGTACAAAGGCAACCATCGTCCCAGGCAACGGCTAACGAGCCCGACCCAGACGCGGTTTCATGGGCAGCTAAGAACAAGTGGTTTGGTGT